GTTTGCGAGTGGGATGTTATGCCCCTGCCGGTCGATGTTGTAGCCCATGTCCGTGATACGGTCTAAATCGGTCTGGCTAACTGGAGCACTGTTGCCGTCAGCGCGGCCTGACGGAGACAAACAGCGGCCGCGCAGCAATGGGTCAGCGCCGACAACGCGAATATTTTGGCCTGGCTTGTCAAATGCAGCACCCAAGCTCTGACCAAGGCAGATGTAGCAAAGAATAAATGCTGAGGTAACTGGAATTTCACGAATGCTTGGAATGAACAGCAATCCTGAACTGCCGGTGCCATCGTCTTTTTCAAAAGTGAAAAGCGCGGCATTATCAGAAACCGGCCTGGCACTGGTCACGTAATAATCATTCCACACCTGCGCCCCTTTCCAGAAAAGGGCGGGCTTACCGTTTACCATCTTAATATCGGCTGACGTTTTCCCTATCGCATCCTGCAGCGGGCCATCTACGCCCGGGATAAACCATTCACCGCGTCGATTTATGCGACCAAAGCCAGCCTTACCTGTCTCATCTGTAAATACATGTGCGGTATCGCGATATTTTACAGCTTGTCCGCGAGGGATTAACTGGCTGACGTGCGCCTGTAGAGATTCACTTAAACCGGCAAACCACGCAGCATTATCAGCATCGAAATACTGCAATGCTTTTTTCCCGGTGATGTCTGTAATTACATGGGTCAATCCTTTGTAATACGCGCCGGCAGCCCGAGGAATTAACTGATTAACATAATCTTGAATTGCGGCCTGCAAACCAGCAAACCACGCCCCGCGATCCCTGTCTATTGCTAATGCACCATCAGCCCCATTTCCTAAATAGAAAGGAAATTGCCCGCTTCCGTTCAGAGTGTAATACAAGCGCAGTGAATTAAATTCATCAACGCCAGCCATAGCAAGATTTGCCGTTTCATTCGTGGCATCAACAAATCTTTTACTAGGGTCGGAATTTATGAAAATAGCAGTACCCGCGTCATTTTTATAATAATTGAACGATACAGTCACGCCAGCACCGTCCTGAATTGCAACCCGGAACATTTTCCCGACTGGCGTCCCGGCAATCCCAGCAATCGTCCCGTCGGGGTCTGACGGTGTGGTGTAGTAGGTGTTGGCGTCTGCGATGTTCTGAGCGTTTTCTGCGGCCGTCTCGGCCTTAGTAGCGGCGTCTGTCGCGATGACTGCATTCTCAGCCACGCCATCGGCGGCTTCCACTGCGCCAAGTTCAGCCTGCGAAGCCTTCGCTGCAGAATTGGCCGCCGAAATTGCGCTACCTTGTGCCGCCTGGGCGTATGCATCACCTGCTGATGCGCCGGCAGTGCGGCGCTGACCAAGGGTAACAGAAACCCCTACCACGTCAGTGACTGGCAAACCGTTATTCGGCATAAATTTATTCTCAGTTTAATTGTTGAAACAGTTAATACCCTGTTGCTTCCCAATATGCTGATAATTCGTTAGAGTTCATCCACACATTGAACCCAGAATTACTCGCCCCTTGTGCAATTATATTGTCAGCGGAGCCGCCGCTTTCGCTAACTTGTCTTAATGTCAACTTGATACCTAATAATTTATTGGGGAATGGAATTGGAAAGGATACGGGATTTGAGTTGGCCGAACGATTTACTATTCCTCCCTGCACGATTTTCCCTGCAGAATCACGCGACCACCAATTATCGCCATCAACATGCAGTTCATCCGGTCGATTGTTTGGGCTGTAAACCCGTTGACCAGACTCAAAAATTGGCACTCCAGTCGTCGTGAAAAAGTTTCCATCGGCATCAATGCCAAATCCGCGACCACTGTCACTTCGGTTAATCGCTAATGAGCCATTGTCATAAGCTGCCACGACGCCCGTTTGATACCCTTCAGCATTGCGGAAAACAAACACGCCGCCTTGTGTGCCAACATCACCCAGGGTATTTACAGGCCCGGTAATTGTTCCCCCGGCAATTGGCAGAGCGCCCACGTCACTAGCGGATAACGCAATGTCACCGGAGAGGGATTTACCGTTAACTTTCTGCGTCTTTAAAACATATCGCTCATCGACTGAGCTGCCTGTCAAATATTGATGAATTGCTTTCTCAAGTGATAGTTTCAGTTTGTTTAAATCGCCATCATCGAGCACGTCATCACCGGACTGTTCTGCAATAAAGTTACCTAAAACAGCAGACATTACCGATGCTTGACGCCATGTTTTATTAAGCTGCTCGCTTTTCGCTATACCTGCCGTATACCCAGCTCCGACAGCTGGAAGCGCTTCATATTCTTCTTGGGTTAAAACGTTTGCATATTCACCGATGGCAAACGGTTTAAATTCATTCTTCGCCATTTATCCCTCCGCAACTTCATAATTGACGGTGATCCCCATCGGTTTAATCGAGAGATAACCTTGCCGAATAATTTCTTTGGTGATTGCCGGTATAACCGCGCCGCGAGCAGTGATCGTCATGCTCATATCCAAGTTGTCCGAAAAAGTGATCGCGATACCGCCTTCAGGATAAATGGCCGCCAGAACGGCGGGCAGCGTTTCTACTGTGCCGTCCCAATTGTTGGCGCCGATTTTGGCGCGGAGCACCGTTCGATAGGTGTCGTCATCCAGATCGATATACTCATCGCCGGAGTCATAACGTCCCTTCCACGTTCCCAGGTCGAAACCTAGGTCCGGATCATCGAACGAAAAATAATGGTTCACTGCCGGTGCGCGTATGCGGCGCCCGCGCCCCACCCACAGGCCGATAACATCAAGCTGAGCGCCGATGGCGTTGTCGAGGTCAAAGGCCGTCACGATGCCGCGCGTGCTGTCCTGTTGACGTGCGAACGCTTCAGTAACCGCATTGAGGGTGGCGTAGTAGTTGGGGAATTGGCAGTGATAAGCGGGTATTAATGCTGTGTATTTGTTGGTCATCATGCCACCGTGATAATTGCGATATTCTCCGGCGAACAGGTCGCAGACTCGTTAAACAGGATCGGAATGTTGGCCTCGCTCATCGTGACCGCATCTTTTCCAATGCTTACCGTCATCAGGTCATAGGTTTTCCCGCTGGCGGCATTTCCCAGCGTGGCGGGAACGTAGAGCCGCGAAAAATAGACCGTATCGCCGATGTAAAGCGTGTTGATGTAGTCAGACACGGCTTTTTTTATGTCTTCGCCGATGTCGCTGGTGTAGCCAGGAAGCACCTTAATTTTGATAGCGGCGTAAATCGGAACTTTGGTCGGCCGGAAAAAATGGATCGGCTTGTCTGTGCCATAGGCATCTTTGACGATCACCGTCGTAGTCCCGAACGTCGGCGCGCCAGGTGATTTTTTTATCGCGATGATCCGGGCGATCTCTTCTGCATCGCCGCCGTCTACCACCATCGAAACCGCATGCGCCGGCACGCCGTTGATGTCGGTTTCCGAAGTGTCATTGTCGTAGCCCTTATAGCGCGTCACGCCGGTGATATTGGCAATGGCGCCTATCAGCCCCTCCATGACAGTTCGTGACGGTAGCGCGACGCTGAGCGCCTGGCGCTGGCGGAGCTCTGCATCAGTTTCTACCGGCTTGCCGGCGGTGGCCGCTTCAGGGTTCGTGACGGATTGCCAGCCGCGCGTAGGTGTGGCGATTTGCGAAACATCGCCGGGCAGCGCGGTGATGGCACCCGCCTTCTGCGCCGTCGCGGTTACCACCGCCTGGCCGTGAATATCGAGCTCCACCTCTGCCGGTAAATCCCACAGGTTCCCGGCGCTGTCGCGCACCGAGGCATTGCGGATAACCGTCCCGACCTGACCGATCAGCTTCACGTCAACAGTGGAATTTGACGGCGCCTTGCGGCTGATACCGTTGATTTTGACGTTACTCGCCAACCCCGCGCCGGTGCCGGTCGCCGGGCTAAATGCATTCCAGGTGGCGATCGCCGCATTGTTGCCGCCGTGCATCGCATAGGCGATCAGCGACAACAGCACGCCGTCTTTGCTGTCTGGCTCGATGTAGATGTCATCGCCATAGATGCCGCGAAAAATCGTCTGCCACCCCGTGAGGATGGTCTGAAATTCAGGCGCGCTCATCCCTGCCGCCGTTATTTTTGGCAGCATCGAATCGATAATGTCTTCATACATAGGTTGTTACCGAGGTTTGGCCGAAGGCGGTGTTTAGCGTGGCGGTGATCAGGAGGTCACGCGTATCAACATCGCGCTGGCTCTGGTACTCGACGATCTCTGTCACGTTCGGCGTGCCGAGGATGCGCTCGCGGATCACGATGTCATAGAGGCCCGACGTGTATTTGCCGAGTATCTGCGTCCAGTCGGTGCCGGCGGTGGTATCGAGGAACCACTCCCCCTTTCGCAGCTGCAGGCGGCTGATCACCGCCATGCCCACGGCCTCGGGCGTGTTAATGAAGAAATCACCCTCGCCGCGCCCGAAGCTGTAATCGCCATTCTTGTCTTCTTTCCGGTATCTCACTGCGGGCCTCCCGTCTGGCCGCCGCCAGTTTCTACGCCACCGTGTTTGTGTGTCTGCAGGCTGATGCCGCCGGCCTTGACGTCGTTGGTCACGTTCACCGGCCCCAGCATCGTCGCCGTACCGCCGCCGTCCCCCATGCCCTGCGACAGGTTGCCGTTAATCGTCACGTTGCCGTTGAGCACAATTTCGGGGGAGTTGATCTCCGTGCCGCCCTGCGCGCTGGCCGTCAGCTTGCCCGGTGTGGTAATGCTCACCGCGTGGCTGCCTGGGTCTAGTTCGATAAATGCGGCGCCATCGTCGGTGCGCAGCTGTGCAGCTCTGGTGCTGATGCCGCTGATTTTCTGAGCCTGAGACTGCGGGCCGACGATAGCGAAGGCATCGGACAGATCGTGCATGCGCCCGTCCACCGGTTCCTGAATCCCGCCGTTCTGCCACCAGAAATCGATACAGCGGTCTGCAAAAACAAGGAGGCACTCATCACCAGCCTTAACCGGAAACGTCAGCGTGACGCCACCGCCACGCGGGAAAATGACAGGTATATCCACCAGCAGCGGCAGGCTTAGGGAAGATTTCTTTCCAGCGTCGTCGGACTCATAGCCTTTGACCGCAGGCTGCACAACGCAAGTGACGGTTTCCGGGTCGAAAGACTGAATGATGCCAGGCAGCGCCACGCGCAGATTTGACATGATGTCATCGGTCAGCGCGGTAGCCATGTTCTGCTCACCGCCGACCTGAGAAGGGATTGATACCGGCATGAATTTTTCCCATAAAAAGACCCGCCGGAGCGGGTTACTGATCAAATATCAGGATTACGTATTTATCGAAGAGGTGCTACTTCTTATCGATTGTCGAAAGGAGATCAGCGTTTTCCAGCGTTAACGTGGCTTTCCTGTTAAAGATAAGCACGCAGATAACCCCAGAGAGCGCCCAAACAGCCCTCATCCGAGAAGATAAGGAACCGCCAAAAGTTATGACTAAGTCAGTGTTCACGATTAGCCTCTCTAAGTCTGTTGGCGAGGAAATGAAGCCATTTATTGAAGAAATTATCGCTCAGGAAAATAGAACCCTTCGCATACGGGCCAGAACGGGCGATTCGGTAAAAGCTGTTACCACCGTAATAGGCTATGTCTTCGAATTCATCCAGAACAAAGATGTTTGCTATACGGTTGGCGCCATCGTCATCGCGTGGATAAGGTCAAAACATGGCAAGCGGATCTCTATAAAAAAAGATGGCTACGAATTAGACGCAAGAAATTTAACAGAGCAAGAACTGTTCAAATTACTCAGCGAGACGGAGTCAAAAATTTCTATATCAGAAAAGAGCGAATAGTTACTTCACCCTCACGCAGTCATAGGTGCCAAACACTCGCGGGGCGTCCATGTTGGCTCGGACGGCCTCAGCGTTCAGAATGGCCTTACCGGCGCGCTTCACGTATTCGATTCCCAGCAGTTGCCCTGTTTTGGGGTCTTCGACCATCCACTGAAACATGACATTGTCGTAGTCCTCTTTCTTCTTCAAGAAAGTGACTTTTTGGCTCAGTGGCTTGGCGCCATTAATACGCGCCAAACCATCGTTAGCCTGGCTTGTACCAAGGAAGAAAGGCCCACACTGAGAGTCGGCATAGCTAACGACAGGAATTAGAGCGGCGACAATTAGTAAAGCCTTTATCTTCATTTTTCAGTATGCCTTGTTCAGCGCTGTGTTGGTCTGCAAATCCTTCGAGCCGCGCGCGATGCACATCAGATCCATGTACCAGGCGTTGCCCCTTGTGTCCCCATGATAGTCGATACTGTAGACGATGTAATCCCCGTCCATGTTGATGCTGGATGGAGGGATGCGATCGCCGCGCCCGGTGCTCACTGACAGGTTGCCGTTATCTTCCGTCTCCGACAGGCGGTCACCGGCCATTGCGATATCATCATTCGCCAGAGAGGCGCGGTAAACCGCCGCCTGGTCGATGCGGATCAGGCCGCCGAGTTTGATGTTCGGGTTAATCAGGCAGCGGGCATTAATGCCATTCCCCATTGTCTGCTGTGGTCGGTCAATCAGGCCGGTATTGGCATTCAGCACAATCGCCTCGTTGAGGTATTTGCTCTCAGGCAGGATGTGCACCTGGTTGTTTTCGAACCACCAGTTCGCCTTGCACTGGCCTGCGATGTCGTACATCAGCGCCGATGTGGTTTTGAAAATGACCTTTCCGCGAGGGAATACGGTAGGCGGCATGTCCGGCACTGACCCGGCAGAAATCCCGAACGGTGCATAGGATTTCATGCCCTGGTCGAACAGGTCGGCATACGTCCAGCCGGCGGCCACGGTTGTTTTCGTGATAGCCCCGAGATGCCCCTCCCAACTGTCGATACACTGCAGCAGGATCCAGCTGTCGGTCACATTGTCCTTGCCGGTAATGGTGAAGCGAATATCGCCGTTGAATATCAGCCCGAAGTTTTGGCCGTCACGCTGGCCGCTTTGCGCCGCATCGACAGAGCGCACCTTGCCGACCTGGTCGGCATCTGCATCAGGCGCGATACCGTCATAGCCAGCGATCACTCGGATACGGGAAAACTCCTTGCCCATAATCTTGTTCTGGGTGTCCGGCGACAGGTTGTAAATTTTGAAGTTGCCCACAAAGCCGTTGAACACCGTCGCGGGCATTTTCTGAATGTCGAACAGCACCTTAAAATCGGACAGGCTGACGCCATTCCCCTGCTGGTCGAAAAGCTGCAGCTCAAAATGGCGCATCCAGTTTTGACTCATGACCTACTCCTGCACGTAATAAAGATGGCTGCCAATCCCCAGATTGGTTTTCGTCGGCAGCTCTGGTTCGTTGTTGTCCACCAGCACCGCCAGCGCGCCTTTCAGCCCCAAATAGGCGTATTGCCCGAGCAGGTTGGCGCCAGGCACCAACGGGATGCTGTTCACCAACTCAGCCCCGGCACCGTCCATTAAATCCAGCAGCCAACCGGCCTCATCTCGCCACGTGATCCGCATGTTGAGCTGTTGTTCTCCAAGCGTGATAGCGAATTGCTGGTTCGTCGGCGTCAGGGGAATTTCCTGAATATTCATCCGGCACCTCGGTTAAAAATACCAAACAGCGCGTTTGCGCCGCCCTGTGCCTGGAACAACAGGCTTTCGTTCGCCGCCTTCGGTGATTTAACGCCGGCATCCTGAACGGGCGCCGTACTGACGCCGTCAGTCATATTCGACTTATCGGCAACCTTGATAGTGTAAGTTTGCGTGATGATCACCTCTCGCAGCGTCAATACGCACATCAGCACGTTCTCACTGATTTTGTCGGTGGTGACATCCAGAGACTTAATCAGCATGTTCTGGTACTGGCGCTTGCCGGTGGTGACGTCGAACGGCAGGCGGTCGCGTTGCAGGTTGAGCAGTTTCTGATACACGTCGCGGGGGCTATCCCCCAATGACAGGCCGCTACTGAGATCGAACATCTGCGTTGTGTCCACCCCATCCAGCAATGAACCGCCACCAGCGAAGCCCAGTTCCATCGTCACCTCAGAGGGGCGCCGATACGCATGGTCAGAAATAAACCCCGCACCTTCAGCGGTTGGCCGCTCTACGGGGTGTTCAGTAATCTCCAGCGTGTCGTTATGCTTTTCCGAGATAGCGACGCTTGGCACGATGACGCCGATCTTCCTGGTCTGCTGTGAAAACAGCACCGAGAGAATATCCATATCATCCGACCCTCTTCAGTTGCTGAGTAAGCTGCGAATTGACCTCTACCTGCTTTCCTGCAGCGGCTTTACCCGCGCTGAGCGGATCACTCACGCCGTGGATGTGAATATTGGTTTCCTGCTGCACTGTGGCGCCAGGCATGTTACTGCGAACTCTCGGAATATAGTTCCGCGTCTCCGCAGGCATCAGGCCCATACCATGCTTCTGAACGTTACCGATCCCCCAGTTGTAGGAAGCCAGCGCCTTATCCAGGTCGCCGCCATTCATACGCAGCAGCATTCCCAGATAGCGGGCCGCCGCATTGGCTGATTTCTCGGGGTCGAAAACGTCATTCCCGCGCAGGCCCATGTCCTTTGCAGTTCCAGGCATAAACTGGAATAAGCCTTTCGCGCCTGCGCCGGAGATGGCGAACTGATTGCCGCCGGACTCCGTCAGCGCCACGCTGCGCAGCAGGCCCGCCGGCAGGTTATACATTGCCTCGAGCTGCGTCAGTTTTGGCTGGAGCCATCCCAGCAACGCCGCCCCGGCTTTTGTAGCCTGCGGACGTTTAACGGATTGCCCGTATTGATTGTCCTCCGGGTAAGGAATGCCAGGATTATTATTTGCCCAGTTCATTCGCTTCAGCCGCTCGAGCTCGGTCATTTCCTCAGACTGGGAGGCGATTGCCCCGTAGGTTTTCCCGTCTCTGAGCGCAATCATTCGCTCGTATGCTTCGTTGATAGAAGCGATAATCACGTAAATGCCGGCGGCGGTCATGGCTGCGCTGAATATGGCAGGGAACCCCTGCAGCGTTTTAATGACGGTACTTAGCGGCCCCATCATGGCTTTGAGCCAGGTAACCCCCATGTAGGTCGCGAGCCCCATAAGAACGACCTTCCAGCCGCCCACGGCATCCTTCAGTTCGATGAGCTTATCGCGGATCCAGATAATGGCATCGCGAGCCTTGCGAATACCCGGTTCCCACTCTTTCCAATCGATCAGGCTCTTGCCGCCTTCTTTCCAGGTCTGATAATCGTCCCAGAGCAGAGCAAGGCCAATCACCAGCGCGGTGATCAGGCCTATGGGCGACATCAAGAACGCGCTATTCAGCATGCGCCAGGCCACCAGCAATGCGCCAAAGGTGCCAAGCAGTTTTTTTGACTCGCTATCAAGCCCTTTCCACCACTCGATCACCTTGTCGATCGCCTGGTATCCGCGATAGAGCATTCGCCCGAACGCCTCCGCCAGCCAGAGGATGCTTTTCACCGTTTTGGTAATGAAGCCCTCTATCTTGGGGAAGTTGTCCATGATGCGCTTGCGTAGCGACTCCAGAGATCCGCTCAGGCCTCCAGCAAGGTCAGAGCCTATCTTGTCCTTTGCCATGCCCAGAAGCGCTGTCAGGCTGCGCATGGAGGTCATAAATTTATTGGATTGCGCAGCAGCTTTATCGGAGTCCAGCCCTACCGCCTTCAGCATGCCCTGATAATCTGCCGTAAACCCCGAAATCCCCCGGCGCATTGCCATCAGGGTGTTTTCGTCAATGCCGAGCATTTGCGCGTACTGATTGGCGCGGTAGTACGGCATGTTGCGCAGCTTATCCCCGACGCTGGTAAAGATGGCAGCGGTATCACGCATCTGGCCGTTTGCACCGCGCGTATTCACCCCCAGGCGGTTCAGGAACCCTTCGGCGCCAGGATTGTTACGGATGAAGCGCGCGAGGCTTTCCAGTGAGTTCTGGGCAGCGGCCGCATCTGAACCTGTTTGTGATGCGGCATAGCCCAGCGCGCGAATACCGGCAACGGATGCGCCGGTGCGCTGCGATGCCCAATACAGCCGATCGGATGCTTGGGCAATCTTCGTTGTGAAGGCAATGACCGACAGCGCCGCACCCTCAACCGCCACACCCATTTTGAGCACGTTCGCCGTGACACCGGCGACGACGGCAGAAAACTTCTTCTCTCCAGCCGAGTCAATTTCGAAGCCCAGCGAGATCAGAAAGTCCTTGAGGGTTTCAACGTTCATTATCCTGTCTCCACTTCGCTATCTTCGCTTCGTTATCGGCTTCCAAGTCCAGGTAGTCGTTCATCAGCGCGATGTCGTAGAGGTCAATGCGCCCGTCCTTGAGCGCCTCGTATTTACATAATCCCTTGCGCACCGGACGCATGAGGTAATCCTCACCACCAGGTAGCACATCCAGCGTTATTCCTGCGCCTGGTCGCCCGTCTCGCTGCCTTGGAGTTCTTGCAAAAAATTTCCCAGCGAGTCCCCAACCACCTTGCCGACGATCTGCAGCATGGTCATCAGATCGATGTCATCGAACATCAGCTGACCGCCGGTGAACACGGAGTTGAAGTTTTTGCCGTTTTTCCGCGAAACTACCGCAAGGCAGGGGTGGATGATGGCGTTGCAGTCCTCTTCCTTGAGGTCGGCAATAGACTGAGCGATGATCGGCAGGGCTGATTCGATGGTGATTTTACCCCCCTTCAGTTCGCCCAAAATGCCCGCCAGCACCGGCAGCAGTTTTCGAGAGACTTTCAACTGTTCGAATACACCCAGCTTGACCGCGCTGTACTTCTGGCCCTTAATTTCAAATTCCATGAATTACCCCTTAAAACGTGCCGAGCAGTTGGTCGATCTTGCCGCAATCGAACACCCAGGAAACCGTATTGCCGTCTTTGGCGTTGGTATGGTCTGGCTGTTTCTGGAATGCCACACTGCGGGCCGTGGTCATGTCGTTACTGGACTTGTTTCGGATGACAATCACGTTGTTCCCCCACGTCGCCGAAGACTGGGACTGTGCGTTATACATCACCGACAACTTGGCATGCACTGGGCTGGTTTTGAGCAGGCTCACGGTGATCGTGCCTGATTTACTCGCGTGAAGGCTGTGCATCACCTCCCCGTCAGCACCGGTCACCATGGTGTTCTTGTTTTCCGACATGGTGACGGTGATCCCTTCGTCAGAAGTGGCCGCGCCATTACCAAGATCGATAGAACCGCCAACACCGGTGATGCTGGCCGATACGTCTAAAAAGCTATACGTTGACATTTACCGGCTCCTTAGCGGTTAACGTTGATGATGACGTCGCCGAAGTGCACGGCGCCGGCCAGTTTGATTGCGCACTGGATCACCGGCGCTTTGCGAGCCTCTCGCTCAGATTGAACCTGCTGGGCAATCGGCGGTGCGTAGGTGTAATAGCCTTTGGTCAGCGTGTCACCCGTACTCAGCGCGCCGAAGCTGTCGCCGCCCCACACACCCGGAGCAATCAGGCCGTTTTCCACACCCTGCGCCAGCGAGGCCTCTACGTTGGTCAGCAGTCGGGTAACGCCCTCGTCGGTCTGAGGCACCTTGGTGTTGCTGGTATAGAGTAGGTTGTAATAGTTGGTCTGCACGTAGTTCTGCAGCCAGTCCAGGCCGTGGCGTTCGTCAAAGAAGTCGGCGTTACACATCACCCCTTCCTGCAAGATCGCCGTGTCGTTGTCGTAGTTAACGAACACGTTGCAGTTTTTCTGCTGCAGGGTCAGCGCCTGAGTTTGCGTCAGCGTATCCGCGACGATACCCGGCTCTTGCTTAAATTTCAGGGTGATCGTGGTATTGAAGCCGCTGAAGTTAACGGTGAATGCGCGCCCCAGAATCGACACAGCAGCGTAAGGGCTCTGGCTGGAATACTGCACACAGGTTGTACCAAACGCCGCAGCTTTCAGCCGACTGGCAATGTCGGTGTTATTGTCCGCGTCGAGCACGGCGGTGTTTTGCGTGGTGTGGGCGTAGATACGTGAAACGTCATCGGATTGGATCAGGCCGGCAACTGCGAGCACTTCATCATCAGAAATCGTCTCGGCGATATACAGGCCATACCATTTCGACGACAGGTCGATAAATTTCGCGACGCATTCAGCTATGGTTTCCGCCGGCTGGCGGGCGATAGTTTTCGCACCGGTGCCTTCAAGAATGCCCATCAGCGCGGAAATATCGGTTCCCGTGGCGTTTGGCGTAGCAAAGCCAACGGCGGACGTCTCACCGGTGGTTTTCGAGGTCACCACGAACCGCGCGTTGTTCGCATCCCAGACGACATTCGCCGTGGTCAGCTTTTCAGCCACACGCGCAGCGACGCCATTCAGGTTTGTTTCTGCCGACAAGTCAACGCCCGAGACCGTTTTGACCGCCCCATCGACGCTGATTTTCATCGCACCATCGGTCACGGTTGTGAAATTGGTCATCGCCTGCTGTGCAGTGGTCAGGATTGCCCCGCGCAAAGCTGCGGCGGTATCTTCTTTCACCCAGCGACCAACATACAGGTCGATCGGCTGTGGGCGCTGCCAATAGTAAACCTGCGCAGCTAACGCCTCGGGTGCCTGGATGCCGAAATCGGCCTGCACCCCTGAGATACCGGAATAGGAACGCATCCGTTCGCTGGCGTCGATGACTGTCGATGCGCCAATAATCAGCAGCGAACCAAAGTTTCGAGCCTGCGCAGCGCGCAAGGCCATATTTACCGTGACGTCAATAACGTTACGGACGGGTAAACCACCCTGCTGAGCCATAATTACTCTCCGAAGAATTTAACAGACGCGTCCACCAGCGACTTGATGCCGTACTCGCGGATCACTTTGCGGCGCAGGCGCACGGCGATGTCATACCGGCGCACCCACTGGTTGTTGATGAGTTCTGGAAGGTTGAATATCCGCCCACAGTCGAGCAGGGTCAGATCGCTGTTTTTCAGCTCGTCATTGTTCTGCGAGACAAACAGGCCATCACGGAAACGGGTTGCTACCGTCATTCCCTGCGGGCCGTAGAAGCACACCAGAACATCAATGGTTTCGTGCGACCACTGTTCGGCGCTTTCATCGCCCTGGATATACGCGGGGTTGGCGTCTTCCTGTACGCCGGTAATGCCGAATGCGCACCAGGTGGTGCCGTTTTTCGGTATCTGTGGTTGTGGGTCAGTCCAGCGCGGGTAAACATCTCCCTTGTCCATGCCGGTAACGCCGCGAATCCACCGACTAAGCTGGCGTTCCAGCGCTTCGTCGTAGGTTGGCCCATCGCTGACCGGCGTCAGGTATCCGGGCGCTGTGCTGTCGTTACTCAACGGGTGATCCTCCGTCAAACTCCATCAGCTCACAGTGTGCCTGAACGAACCCCGCGCCATACGCCGTGTACGGGTCAACAAACGTCACGCGGTACTTCCTGCCCCGATAGGTCACGACATCCGCATCAAGGCCAGGCTGGCCCTGTGTGAGCCGAAATTGCGTCACGATAAGAATGGCGCCGTTGATGTTCTGGCCGGCGGCCATACGGCGCGCTTCCAGTGAGCGGTCAACGGTCACCACACCGGAGAAAGGAACATCCTGCTGAGTGTTGGTCGTGAAGTTGTCGTCGTCACGCTCCTGAATCTGCCGGTGGCAAACCAACGTTGTATCGACAAAATCAGGATCCAGCAGCACCTCGGTCACGTCGAGAAGCGGCATTATTTACTCCTTACCACGTAAGTGATTGAGCGCAGCAGGTAGCCATGCGCATAGAGCGGCTTGTCGCCGGGAATGCCCCTGGCGCGCCGGTTAGCCTTCGTCATCTCAGAGAGAGGGTGAAGCCTGTCACCGGCACCAATGACCGCCTTGGCGCCATCCCGCGCAATTTGGCCAGCACTTTCAAGCTCCCGCTGCGCCGCTTCCGTTTTGCCGTTCAGCGCAGCCACGGCCGCAGCCTTCAGGTGCTCAGTGGTTCGTGGTTTGGTGTCCTCGATCCCCATATCCAGAAACGGGCGCGGTGGCAGCGTGACAGTTTGTCCGCCAAGCTGCACCGTGGCGCCGGTAGATTGCAGATAGCCGATCTCCGCGTTGTTCAGGCTCTCGCCATCCTCACGCGTTGCATTAGCCTCTGGAATGCCCACCAGCACATCCATTTTTGACAGCGAGCGCAAAGACGACAGCACCGATTCGGCGTTGTCCTTCCTGACTTTGAGTCCGCTTTTCACAGGATTTGCCTCCCACCCGCGCCGAACATCGACCACCACCAGAAGAACTCCCTCCCGTAGGCGGTGTTATTCCAGAAGCCGGCATCAGGATTGATTACCCCTGACACGTCATAACTTACGCTCACCTTATCGACCGATTTGGATGTCGCCACCCCAGCCGAACCGTTGCTGTTCACCAATCCCAGCCCAGCACCAGCCAGCGCGCGACCGCGCAGCTCTGTGTAATGCGCTGTGAAAAGCTCAGCGAGATACACGAACTGATCGCCCAGCACGTCTTGATTGAGGATGGTGTCAGCCTGACCGAGATAGAAATTTACAGCAGCGTCCGGGTAGCGGGTCTTGTCGGCAAACTCAGGAAAGTCAGCGCGGAATTTCTCATTTGTTGGTAGCAGGCTGTTTTTTGGCATTGTCGGTCACCTTTGCAGCTTCCAGTTGCTTCTGCAGATCGGCGATAGTGGCTACGTGCTCGCCAATGGTCTTGGCGTGCGCGTCACGCTGTCCTGTCAGCTCAGTTACCTTTTCCTGCTCAGCTTCCAGTTGCTTCTGCAGATCGGTTACCTGCCCTTCCAGTGAAACCACGCGCAGAGACAATTCGCCGTCCTGCTGCTCCTGCTGCAAATCAGACTCAGACAGCGGTTTTGCATGGTGGGTGAATGCCCAGTGCTTTTTAACGTGATCGGGGAAGCTGTCGTGAATGCCCGGCGTCAGTTCATGGCGACTGCCATCAGCAAAGCTGAGAGACGCGGCCGAAGATACGATGTATTTCATTTCGTTGCTCCATGAAAGGCGGGTTTCCCCGCCATCAGTTATCAGGCTGCCGGCACGTCGAGGTAGCCGATGGTGTTCGCATAAGGCGCTTCAACCTGCCCCAGTTTGCCGTAGTACACGGTGAGCTGTTGCATGCTGCGGTATTCCAGCGGCGTATTCAGTAGTGGCACCATCGGGAAGCGAACATATTGCTCGTCCTGGGTGTATGCAACGATACGATGCGCGCCACCCGCGCCACGTTTGGATGCCCACTTCATGGAGACAATCTCCAGCGGTTCGCCGTTTTCCTGATACGCGATGCAGTTGATCTTCACGTATTCCAACACGGAGATATTGCCAGCGGATGAGACTTTCTTCGTGGTCAGTAAGCCGAACAGTTCCGGCGCCAGTCCGATTTTCGCTGGACATACGGCATAACCAGAACGCAGCCAAACATCGGTAAGCACCAGGTTGATATCCTGAAGGATGACATCCGGATCGGTTGTCGCTGTCCAGGCAGCAGCAGCGGCCAATGGCACAACTTCAGGCAGGTTCAGCAAACCAGCGACGCCCAGAGTAGAATCGCCGATATATACCTGCTCATCGGTGTCCATATTCCACTTCATCTTCATCGCTGTGTACTTCTGTACATCGAGCGGACGCCCCAACTGCTGTGCGGATGCCAGTTCCAACACAGTCCATGAAACCTCGGTCGCCCAAGGAGTCAGGTTGTTACGCGTCGGGATAATATCCAGCTCAGGCCCCGGCGTCGCAGTCCCTTTCTTACCCATCCAGTTTTTGCCGGTTGGGTTAGGGCCGCCGACGCTGGAAAAGTCGGTATTGGTGAAGGATGACACTTCATCGGCGATGGAGATGTCGCTGCGCAGCGGCATATCTCGGCCCCATTTCACGGACACCAAAGGCAGATTCAGCGTCTGATCCATGCGCTCCAGTTCGCCGACGAGGAAAACGCCGGAGGAGTCGATGGTAGCTCGGTCAATAGTAAACATTCAGTGTTCCTCAGATGTTGAAGGCAATTTCGACACGGCCATCGGCTTCGCCTGGCCCCATTAATTCTGCACTTACCAGCTGAGGCGTATTCTCGGCGGTGGCGTCTGGTGTCAGCACGAAAGTGCCTACCGGACTGCCGGCAGTACCACCAGCGACGCGAACATAAATCGGGTCGCCTTTCTTGGCGCTCGGCGCGGTGCCGGCAGTTACCTTGACGCAGATATAGCCGCGCTTCAGGTTGTCGCCCACCTGGTTCGCGTTAACGCCCAGGTAAGCCAAATCGGCATAGGAGGTGATTGGATACGGACGAACCAGGATCCCCTTCACTTTGTCGATGGTGTCGCCGGACTCCAGCGGAACAAACTTGTCGTTAACGTACTTACCGGCCAGACCGTAGGAGGCGAATTGCTTCTGGTGGTCGAGGGTTACCGGCTCAATGGTGAGATCGCGGGGACGCGTCACAGCCCCGGCAATGCCCATAGGCATGCGGGTTAAATAAGCATTTCCAGCCATGATGATTACCTTATTTGCGTTCGTTCCAGAATTTACGGTTCAGCTCATTGATCTGGGCTGGCGTGAGGTTTTTGGGGGCCGTCGCACCGTCGATGGTGTGCGTATTGATTGGCGGAGGTGTTACCGTGTTTTTCACCTTGCTCATCTGCACGGCAGCAGTAAATACCGCATCAACAGTGGCCTTTGGCGCCTTGTTGAAGTCAGCCACACCAAACGCCTTCAGGCTGTCGCCTGTGCGCAGTGCCTGGTTCAGCACCTGACGCTTGAGCCCCTTATCGCCGTTCGGCTGGAATCCAGGACAGATGATTTCCGCATCAGAGATGATGTTGCGTTTGAAGTCCGCATCACCGGTGACTTTCTTGTCTTCCTCTGCGTCTTCGTCGCCGGTACTGATTTCGTCCGGTTCTTCATCGGTGGTTTTGCCTTCCAGCTTATCCAGGCGCGCCAGAATGGCCGTAGCCCACTCAGGAACGTCAGCATCACCGGTTGGGTTATCGTCGTCCGGGTTTTCGTCGGTAGTCGTGCGACTTTCAGCCGGTAACGCGGTTGCCTGTGAAGGCACGTTGATGTTGATGGTGTGACCGGGGATAGAGCCCATACCGTCAGATGGAATCTCCGGCGCCTCGTCGATGAGTTTGTTTATGGCATCCTCATCTTTCGTCTTGATGGCCGTAGCCAGTTTTTTCAGCCATGACATTACAGGCTTCTCCTTTTTGATGGTTGGGGCTGAGTCCCCGATAGCACAACGAGAACCCGCCCGGCCCCGGTCGATGCCGACGGCAAGATGGTTTCCTGTGATTTGGTATTGTTTGCCCTTACCGGGCGATAGCTGCTTGTACTGCGCGTCGTAGCCGCAGCTGACATCGGTCAGTCCAGAATTGATTCGGTCGATGGCCTCTTGCCGCTTCACCAGTACATCGGCGATCAGCAGGTCTGATTTTTCGCCAGTGCCACGCCGGACGTTCTGGATGTGTCCGTGGGCCAACTCCGCGAAGTTGGTCGGGTTGACGAAAACGATATTGCCGTTGCCGTCTTCGGGGTGCTCCAGGGTGACGGCAACGCCCTCAAAGCTCGCCATTGTCTCGGTGGAGAAAACCTCGTCCTCGGTGCGGTAGACATGCACCAGTCCATCCAGCCCCGGTTCAAGGTCAATCTCCTCCGGCAGGTAGGTTTGCACGCCGGTACGCGCGATAGGCACGTCTTTGCATAGCAGCGCGCCGTCTGCCGTCTGGAAGCGGGTTTCGCCCAGGCGGGTCGTGAAGAAATATTTCATGCCCTACCTCACGTCAGTGAGCGGTCAGAATTTCTGACGAACTCACGAAGAATCGCTTTAACCTGGCGCACATTGCCCCGACCTGATGCGTTGAATACCGATATCTCACCGGCGCGTTTGTACGTGGCGGAAACATTTCCGATCGTCATCTGGATAAATGCGGCGTACTCCGTTTTCCGGCAATCGATGATTACTCTTTTTGACATGGGTCACCTGCTGAATGGCGGGCACAAAAAAGGCCGCTTGCGCGACCAGTCTCGAGGGGGATAATTTTGCCGATTTCCGGCGTATTTAACATAATAGACCTTTTGCGCACCACGCGATCGGCACTCGCTGCAAATGCGGGCTGAGAGGCGTAAAACTCCCAGATTTATCGGCTGAAAGCCCACGCTTTTCACCACAACATTTTCGTAACAATTCGCCACTATTGCAGTTCAATGTGATTCGATACCGAAGCACGTATTTTTCACTTTCTCGGCCCAGGAATCTGAACATCAGCCCAGCACTTGCAGTTAGGAAGGCACCCGGCATGGCCGGTCATGCTGTCCAATGTCGGCGGGTTGTGCCAATACACGAACTTGTTCCGCATTTTGAAATGCGATGGTCGCGTACCTGCTCCCTCGATGCGCCAAATGTAACCCTCAGAGCCAACGGCCAGCGCGCGGGCCTGTGTCAGTGCGCCAGTGGCGCGACCTATCTCCGTGCGGGCGATCATCCTTGCCCTGCCGGCGGCAACATCACCGGACTGCATGATCATCTCGTACAGCGCGTCAGGGCGTTCGCCATGAATCGTGGCCTGTATGGCGCGCTGCTGTATTTCGCGAACACGGTCGGCGGCTTCCAGGGGAAGAGACTTCATCAACTGGATTTGCCGGTAAACGATATCCTGCGTCACCTGCCCGATCGGCGTGTTCCCGACCACATCCCGAAGCCCCTCAGAGATCTGCTGTGATACCGATTTCCACTGGTTCCACTCCTCGCGCTCCACCTGCAGGAACATTTTCTGCCCGACCATCGCCGCCCAGTCGTCCAGCACCTGAGAGTAATCGATGAGATGATCGGCTACCGTGTTAGCGCTGGCCTGGGAACCATCGTATGAGCCAGTGACGATTTTGTTTATCTCGCCGACTATCCCCAGTAGGCTTTTCTGATACTGGATCTCTGAACGACGGCGGAGCGCCGGTTTCAGATTCAGACTCCTCATACTGCGACTTCGCATCTTCGATATCCTTGTCGGTGATTGAACCACCGATGCCGATCACGTCTGATATGTTGCGCAGATCGTTGAGCGCGGCCGCCGGCGACATACCGATGTCACGCACGGCTGTTGCAAGCGCGCTGGCGACGTTGTTCGCCATCGTGGCGCGGTCGATGTCGGACATCTCCCAGAGCTTGTTGAACTCGAAGGAGAAGTCATCAGGCAGCTCAGAACCAAACAGTGAACGCCAGGTAATATCCATCAGCCAGCGGATATGACGACGCAGACGCCGTTCCTGCTGAGAGTTGATGCGGCTGTAGTAGTTCTCCAGGTCACCGTCACCGGTACTGAATCCTGATGGCGATTGACCAAACAGGCGCACCAGAGGAATGCCCGTGGCGCCAGAAACCTGCTCAGCAAAGCGCAAGATAACGTCAGCAATACCCGAGAACGAATAGCTGTGCGTGGCGAACTCATCGCTCTTGTCCATAATGGTCATGCCTTCGATGGTCTGGAACTCACGGATCATGTCCATGTGCTTCATCAGACCTTCTTCCAGCGTGCCGCCCGTCGCGAGGATTTTTCGCAAGCCTTCGATGCTGTAGGTGCGCAGGTGCGCTTTGTGGATCAGCTGTGTGGTGCCGGCGGTGGCCGTATCGAACCCCTGAATGCGTTCGAAGATGCGCTCAATCACCGACATGCCCCAGCCGTTTTCCGTAATCGACTGCTGATAGGGCAGTGAATCACCTTCCATGCGGATTAGACGGCTGTGGTGAATCTTCCAGGGCGGAATGCCTTTCTGATTCGTCACCACCTTGTAAAACTTCGGTTTGCCAAAATCCGGGCCGTATTCGGTGACCGGATCGTTGTAGGATGGGTCGAGTTGCCAGCGGTCAAAACACATCACGCCTTTAAACTGCCCCTTCTTGATGCGGTCGATAATGAGCGGTGAACTCATGTCCTGACCTTCAATCAGCACAACCAGCACCGCGCCGCCGTAGAGACGTGACCACTTGAGCGTGTCGTTCAGTCCGTCCCAGATGGCCGCAGAATCCCAGAAGGTTTCAACCTGGCCCTTCTGACCCGGCTTCAGCTTCGATGTGATGCTGACGCCTTTACGGGTCATATCATCGGCAACGGCATCTACCGCAGCGCCGACCAGAAACGATGACCGGTAGGCAAATTCCAGCATCACGCGGTTGCGGGTGATGTAGCCTGGCGTGTAGGTGCCGGCAGATTGGATATTCTGCGTCTGCGCACCTAACTTGGCGGGAAAGTTGTTGTACCCGTCAGCAGTCGCAACGGGCTTTTTAGCGCCGTTTCGGCGGTTTTTGCGGGCCATCTTTCCCTCACTGAAAATTGTCGTTTTTCGGCACTATTTAACATAATGGTCGTTAACCGCACCGACGAAACAGCACTCACCCGCTGATTGTGCTCAGTGGATGATTTGTCTGGGTTTTATCGTCGGAATAGCCGAAAACAGACTGCATAAACAGTGCATAAAACAGGGGTGATTTTGCATAGCCGTTTTTTAAGTCCAAACGGCTATTTTGTCATTACTGCTGCTTGCCTAGCGCGGCCCATACTCCCAGATCGCCCTCACTGGTGATATAGCCATCCAGCGAGTAGCGCACCGCATCCCACAGGTGGTTGTGCTTGTCCACAACGACGGGCAGCACTTCCCCGGTTAAGCGGTCGGTCTTGTACGAGTAGAGCCTCGCCTCATCCACCATGTGCTTGCATCGCTCATGAATGATGATTTCCTCGAATCCCTTCAGGTAGGCGATCCCGTCCTCAACGCTTCCAGGCCATTTAGCAGCAGCATCGATGACGAACCCTTGCCGCGACAAATAACTGATCGTTTCCGGTCGGCTGCTGTCGCCGTGGATAGGCCACTTTCTGGCGCCAGGTATGCCAGGATACTTTTTATCGTCTCCGACCTTCCACTGGCTCAATTGGTCAGCGGGAGCGCCATCTTTCCCTGCGTAGAACTTCCAAAGGTCATCAAGCTCAACGCCTACGCCATAGGCCTCATACTCGATATAGAGTCGTCGGCCAAGGATAAAGCAGCGCACCAGCGTTGATGGGTCATTGGCAAAGCCGAAGTCGGCACCAAAGAACAGGCGATCAGCCTCAAGCCACAGGTCATCGGAGAATGCCTCAACCCGGTATTTACCCGAGAAGATAACGGCCTCACTGATAGCCTTTGGCAGCCCCAACCAAATGTGCTCATAGGCTTCAAAGTCAATGCGTTTGCAATACTCCATCTCCTGCCGAAGAACCTCGGGGAAGAAGGCGTTATCGCAGTAATTGACCTTGCGGATAATCGCACCACCATCAGGCGGATCCTCCTGGTGCCGGATCATCATTGCGTAGGTTGGGTCGGTTTCTTCACGCGGGTTGAATGACACCCACACTTCGGACTTGTTGGCGCGAACCGTTGGGCTGAGGATGTCCCAGCTGTCCTGTGATACCGTCTGCGCCTCTTCCACCCAACAAATTTTGATGCCATGCATCGACTTGATGGACTGGATATTGTTGCGCAGGCCTTTAAACGTAAACCGCGTACCGTTGCGGCCGGTGATCTCGTTGTTCTTTACCGAGTAGAAATGGTTGAGCCCGAGCGCGTAAATCTCCGCCTCCAGCAGCGCCAGGACGGAATCACCGATAGAGTTTTGGAACTCACGCGCGCAGAGGATGATCATTGGGTCAATGGCGCCGAGGATAACCAACGCACGGGCAATCTCCACCGATTTACCGCCGCCACGTCCGCCGAATGTCCAGCGCCAGCGCACAGAACCGATAGGGGCGTCGTAAAGGACATCTGTCGCCCAGTCACTACTAAAGGCATACAGAACGCCGTCGATTATGACTGGGCTATCGGCTTTCCCTCACGCAGCTTTTCCATGTGAGAGGCCCACACATCCTCCGGGCAGTTCGCCGGGGTGACGATGCAGACCTTGCCGTAACTCAGGCCAGCCAGATCGACATTAACCTCGGTCTTATTCGAGCTCATGTCGATACCGGTCAACTGCGCAGCGTTCTTGACGTTGGGCGCCACCTGGCCGAACTTCTGATTTTTTAGCGCCAGCTGCGCAGATTTATATGACAGCTCCGCCAGATGGCCGGCGTTGAACGATACCAGCAGCGCAGCTTCATTGCGTAGTTCCTTTACCCTAGCCTTAATGTCGGGACGGCGTAGGAGCACGGACGCTTGCGATTCTGCATTCGTGGGCGCATAGCCTGCGCAGATCGCCGCCTCTTTCTGCGGCATGCCCTGCGCAATGTTCTGCGCAAATTGCTCATGCTGCGGTTTTAAAAGGCTTTGGCTTTCTTTGGCGCCCCCTTCCTCTTCGCCACCGACTTCCTGCGGTGCCTGCTTAGGCGCGGTGAGGCCTTGACCGTTTTGCGCACTCTGCGCACTGCGCACTTTTTTCTGCGCACTTTGCGCATCATTCTGCGCAGGCAGTTTGATATAGCGTCGCGCGCTGGTGTAGTTAAGTCCGTTCGCCTCGCACCATGCCTTGGGGGATATCTTCGTCTTGGCATGCTCGGTGAGGAACTGATTCTGCAATGCCCCCCAATCCGGTTTTGCCATGATTCCTCCAAAATAAAAAAGTCACCAGCCTCTACCCCACAGCGAGCCGGATAGATTCGGTGACTTTGCTTTGCGCATTATCGATGGCACTCAGTGAATGCCACCTGTAATGCTGATGGTGTTAGCAATCCGCGTCCGGTCGGGCAACCGCGCGACAGGCCCACATGCAGGCTTCCTGCATCTTGGTGCGGGCGATAGCAAGACAGCGCAATGCCTCACTGCGATCGCTCTCCTCCGGGGAGCCAACCTCTACAAGCTCCAGCGAGAGGTGTGTGCGTTCAAGTTCGAGTTGCTCGCAAAAATTACGACTGATGTCTTTCAGGTCATTCATTTGCGCGATATCGTCGGCGGTCAAGGTGCGGTATCCCTTCACAGTGCTGCTATCTTGCGGCTTAGCGTCGCTCATTGTTTTCTCCCGGCGGCTGCCCGCCATTGGTTCAGCGTGGCCACCTGGCCCGCGCAGATTGATAAGGCTGTTTGCAGTGCCAGCGCATGGCTGCCAATGTCGCCCCAGGTTTCACCCTGCAGCTTTGGTTGCTCACAGGGGGTGAACACCGACTCAGGGGGAAACAGAACGAGCGGCGCCGGTGGCGGCGGTGTCCGTTCCGCGCAGGAGGTCAAGAACAGCACCAGGAGCAGCGCGGCGGGCGCACTCATCATTTTTAATGGCATCCTGATATTTCCTCTGGTAGTTTTCGCCCTGCTGGCGCAGCTGCTGTTCTCTCCGTTGCTGTTCGGCCATTAGCGAGCTATTCCGGGCGGCGTTCTCGCGTAATGCCGTTATCAGTGACTGCTGCTGCGCCAGCGTCTTTTCCTGCTGCTTGACCTGCTCACCGGCCTTTACTGCGTTGCTGTGGAAGTAAAACGCCAGCCTTCCAGCAACAATCAGCGCCACCAGCAGTAAACAGATCACCGTCGTGCGGAGGTTGAACCCAAATGAAACGCTCATGTTCGCGTGACCTTCCCTTTACCTGTATCAGCCAGCCAGAGGTCGATTACACCGTTGATCTGGCCTACCAATGCACTGATCTTAGATTCGTGCTGAGGTTTAACTTCCTTCCAAGCATTCAAGCCGGTACCGAACACGCTGGCGATCTGCTTATCCCGCTTCATGTCGGCGCAGGCCTGGTTAAGCTCCTCCATAACACTCAGCTTACGAGGGTTTACCGCCGCGCCTTTCGTCCAATAGTCGTAGAGCACGTCGTCGCACTCGTCTTGGTACTGGATGACGTTGTCGCGGATTTCTGGCTTAACCTTATTCGGCTGAATGGTTGCTAGCCAGGCCGCCAATTTGCGCAGTTGAAGACAGAGCATCCGTTGAGGGCCGCCGGCGGTAGGTATAGTGATTTCCTCTATACCTTTCGAAAACCGTTGTTTCAGCTTGGTATATTGCCCCATCCAGTCCATACCCATGCCCTCAACGATGGGTTTCATCGGGGTATATGGCTCGCCTTTGTGATTGACGACATACAGAGCATTGCCGTGGAACGGTACTGTGATTGTTTGCATTGCGGTATTCCTATAGAAAGTGAGCCTGTTCGCACAGAGAAACCGCCCCAGAGAGGTCCGCACCTTTACGGGTTCTCTCAGGCTCGCTTTCTGTAGGCTCTGGGTTTAGATGCGCATGCGACTGCGCGTTGGGCACAAAAAAGCCCCGGACTATGCCGAGGCTTGGTGTTTTCGCTGTGATTTAAGTATCGACAGGATATTGTTTTATCTGCCCGCCGGAGGAATCCTCATATTTCAGCATTAAATTCTATGCCGATAGGAGCAACCCCACAGCCAGGAAGAAAGGCCATGCATCAACTCCAGCTAAGGCCATAAAACCGGCAAAGAAAAAACAGAGGCAGTTCATTTATCCAGCCCCCAGCAAGCCAGCTCGGCCTCTTGGTCGCGCCGGAGGATCTGCCCATAGCAATTATTCGAGCGGATGCGGCAATCTCGTCCGGCGTCAAATATCCAACGGCGGATTTCGCGGCAGGCGCCAATGCGGTCACCGGCGTTCAGCTTCTTGTAAAAAGTGGAGGTGAAGCACTTGCCGGGGCCGATGTTCCACGGGCAGAACGAGGCGATACCGACTTTTTGCGGTTCGGTCAGCGTTACCTTTACGTTGCGATCCACCCAATCGAGCGCCTTTTTCTGCTCAGCTGCGTCAATCTGCTTGCACTGCTCAGCGGTCAGGCGCTGGCCCTTAACGACCTTTTGGCCGTTGACCATCGTTACGCCGCCGCAAATTGTCCAGATGCCGACACCGTCCTGGTATGCAGTCAGGCGCTGTCCTTCTTTCTCTTCCTGAAACTGCGACATCATCACCGGGGCCGATGCGCCAGCGGCGATCAGGGCCAGCATCACGGCGCTGAGTTTTGATTTGTTCCCCATCACTCACGCTCCAGCATCTCAAGCTCTTCCGTGTCGATCGTCTCAGTGCGTTTTTTTATCCAGTCACGCAGAAGCCGCTCGCGCCGGCAGCGAAAGTAAGTACCGAGGGCAATACCAAACGCAGAGCAGAACATGCCGAAGATGACGCCGAGAATGATCCATTCGCTCTGTGAGAAATAATTAATGATGCCGAGGACGAATGACACTGCGCTACCAGTGTGCACGGCTCCATCGGCTGCTCTGATTAGCATTCGTGACATCCTTACCTCCCGCCGGGCGGTTGGCGCTCATGAAACAAAAAGGCCACGCGTTAGCGCAGCCTCAAATAGGCGCCAGATACGATCTGGCTGTGTATTCCCGTCTCTGATATCGTTAAATCGCCAAAAATAACCATATCAAAAGGACATAATGTGAGTGTTTTTTACTCGTTAGATCGGCTGCGCAGTTTGCGCCCGGGTATGACCATTGATCTTCAGGACGCGTCTTTTCACATTGCAACAATGCATAATTTTACTCAGCAAAGGTTTGGAGCCGGCGTTAGCCGTCACGGCAAAATTTTCGCTCTCGACGCTAATGCCCGAGTTTGCAATAACGCTTCATCACAGTGCGAGATTGTCTTTGAGCTTTATCGCCGAGCACATCATCCAAGTAAACCATCGCGTTATCTATCCATGTTTGGATGTGAGACTGTAAGGGAAGTGGCGTACTTCCGAGGACAAACAGCATGCGGCCTTGATGTCGATATTTTTGAGGTTCATTCAGGCGGAGGGTTCCATCGCGCCGACATGAACCTGCTTAATTCCAACTGCCCTCCGCTTGAAATGGAGTACAGAGCAGAACTCTATTGGTCGGGAAATACTGCAGAAATGCACCCAGGGTATAAGCCTTTTTGGGAGATTATAATCCCGCTGCCAGCAACTATAGGTGAAAAGGTCAACGAGTGAACCGATATGCCGCGCGAATACCATCATCTGAAAAACTTTCTGGTGAGAAGTGACGCTGCGCCAATTTAATTTGCAATATCGCCTTCTCGAATGCAAACAATGCATCCTCGACACGATGGCAATCAACCTCAAGGGAGAAAGTCTTGAGCTGGCTGCCATCGATTCCAGCGAACAGCGAATTATTGTGTTGACCAGGCATGCACATAGCTACCCCCCTTGAGTAATTGTCGCCAGTGGATCACTGCCGATGGAAAACACCACCAGCGGCTGAAATCTGATCCATGCAGTAGGCGTGGTGGCCGGCGTCGAGAGTGCCGGCGTTCAGGGCCAGGCGGATAGTGGCTTTACCCGTTCTATTGAACTCGCCTCGTTCGGTGCGTTTAAACCTTGTCCCCGACGGTCATTTCTTCCGGCGTATCGACCTACGCATTCACCACAGGGAAGATCACTCCCCTATATCCCATACCTACCGAGGTTTAAGCGCTCGCTGGTTCCGGCGTCATGAAGTGATCTTCCCTGTGATAATTTATTTTCCTGGAATCGTGCCCGTAACTTTTTGCGGCTTCGCCACGATGCGTGCATAAGATTCGTGAGTCACGAAGGTGCAGCTGCATTCCAGGTTGCGGCACTGGTGATACCGTTCTTTGGTTTGCTCTGTAACCATGCGACTCGACCGGGTGTGCGCTGCGGATTGGCACTCAGGGCAATGCATCATTTCTCTGTCCCCTTAAACGCAAAAACCCCGCCATTTCTGGCGAGGTTCCGATGATAAGCTGTGTGGCGTAGAAACCACTCTTAGCAGAATAATTGCAGTTTTGTAATTACACAACCCTTTTTAATGCAGGCGGATAAATATTTTCTTTCTGGCAATACCTGTCCATTTCGAGCGGGACGTTCAACGCAGCCAGGCAGCCGTCAATAAACCCTTCGGCCTTCTGTAGGCGAGTAGATACATGGTTGTGCGATATACCCAATTTAACCGCCATCGTGCGCAGCGGCAGGCGGTAAATGTAATACCACTCAAGCAGCATGCTCAGGTACGGGTCTTTTTTCTTCAGGCACGCCACAGCCGAGTTAACGATTAATCCGTCGTCGTCACAGCATGCCGGCCGAGATTTTCCCGATGGCGGTAACAGCCCTTTGAAGCCACCAGCGATCGGCGAATAATAAACGCCAGCCCCTTCATTGGCAGCCCATGCGCCGTAACGCTCTAATACCATCTGAATATCGCGCATCAACTGCACTCCCCCACCAAGTTCATAATAATCTGCTCAGTAGTCCCACCACCCAGTTCGAAGCGCTCTTCTCCGAGAACCCACTGGCATACGTCCACGGCCTCCTGGTGGCTTACCGGGCGGATATTTGCGAGAAGTGTCTCCAGGTATGACTCACGGTCATAAATGTGACTTCGTCCACCGTCCGCGTATTCGTAACCGAGTTCCTTCTCGGCCCTGTTGCGTAGGGTGTATAACCAATCCCAGTATTGATATTCGCGTACGACGTCGGAAAGCGTCGCAGGCTCAGGAAGCTGTCCAGCAAAGCCTTTCGATATTGCCTTGCGCTGGCTATCCAGTTCATTACAGCGCTCGCCGTGAACATAGCCCTGAGACAGCTCCTCCTCCGTCCATCCCCAGCAAGCCGAGTAAACCTCTCCCATCTCACCGGCCAGCATCAAATCCTCGGCCGGCGTGTTATCTAGTGCAGTCTCATAGCTACCGAAGGCTGCGCGAACATTACTAGCCTCCTCGATTGCCTTTTTCGCACCTTGGATGTAACCAGCTGGGTTATCCATTGACATAGTGGCAAGGGCAATCTGGAATGCGTGGGCGCCCGATTTCATCAGATAATTGCTGTAACGCTCCTGAGCCTGCTTAGGGCTGATTTTAAGCTTATTCAACGCATCTTCTGCCGCCTGTAGGTGCGCCGGTTCGTTCAAACGGATAACATCCAGAACCCACAAATAAGCGTCCGTCTGCTTGTGACCAGTGATCACCCGTTGCGGTGGCAGTGGCTTGCTAATAGCCAACGCGGTGCCATACTGCGGCTCCGGGATGGTGAACAGCGAGCGATGTTCTGGGTTACCTGCATCAGTATGTGCAAATTCCGCTGATTCCTTTTCTGCCAAAGCTCCTTCAGCTTCGTAAGTGCGTTTTTTCCAATAATCAATTTCGTTTTGCATCAGCAAGCCCTCGTTACATTTTGCATTTCCCAGTCCATGTCCACTTCGGCTTGCTCGCGCGCGACGAGGTAGTTCCATGGGCTGCCTTTTTCGTTTTCTAAAAATTGGTGAGACCGTGGCTCTAAAAACGCGCCAATGTCGCCGACCCATCCTTCCCCCTCGCGCTGTTTCAACAGGCGAATAAGCGTGCCAGGTAATGCCAGTGCCGCCCTGTCTTTGTCCGTGAGTTCGGGAGCGCTCGGATCATCCTGCTTTTGCTGAGCAGTCTCGCGCGGGATGTTGCGCCAGACAGAAAACAGGTTGTCTGCCATGTCGGTGATGGCGCCAGTGCCTTTGACGTCCATCTTGCCGGTGGGCACGTTCTCGTCCACCTTGCGGCTGTGGGTCACCAAAATCACATGGCAGTTGTTGGTGTTCTTGAAATCACACAGCTTGTCGATGAAGTCTTTCTGGCCGGTGGCGTCCTCCTCGGAGAATCCGCACTTGGCGAGGTTGTCGATAACGAACAAGTCGATGCCATACCGCCGGCGGGCATAGGCAAAAATCTCCAGCAGACGGTCTGCCTTCGCCGTTCCCGTGAGATTGAAGATCCACAGCTTGTCGTCGAACCACTCGAACACGTGCTGAATTTCTCCACGCTGGGGGCGCTTATTGCAGATGACCTGGCGCACAAGACGCGCAAGCAACTTGCCCGGCTTCAACTCCAGCGAAGCGATACAGGTTCGGATGCCCTGGTCCATTGCGCAGACGGCAATATGCCCCGCCATCTCGGTTTTGCCGTGGTTGTTGATACCGTTGATGATCGAGAATTCAGATTCACGGAACTTGAAGTTACCGTTCAGACGCGTCCACGGACTGATAAACATGCCCTCGTCGCGACGCTCGAATGTGTCGATGGTGTCCTGCAGGAACTCCGACGCTGAGCAGAGCTCATCGGGGTCGAAGTAAGCGGCCGTCTCCAGGCAGCGAAACACTTCGTCCTGAGTCATACCGGCAACCAGGCATTCGTTGATGTCTTTGTGAGGCAGCGAAACTAGCCGGCAACGGTGAGTGCCAAGCCGGCGGGCAATCTCTTTCGCTGCTTCCATGCCCACCTCGTCGTTGTCGAGGCTGAGCCAAATCTCATCAAAGCGATCCATGTTGTGATATTCGTACTCGATCCACTGCTGCTTCGCGCCCTTGCCACCGCCGAACGGCACAGACAGCACAGGAAAGCCGTAGTGAGCATACGACATGCAGTCGATCTCGCCTTCGCACAGCACCACGACGCGCGTATCTTTGGGCAGAGCTTGCCAGCCGAACAGGCATGGCTCGCAGTCGGCCTCGGCCATGATGATTTTTTTGCCATTGGGGCGTTCGGTGCTGATCCGCTTCACCTGCAGCAGCTCCCCATCGCGAAGGTATGGGAAGGCGATCGCCGGTAGTTCCCGGCCTTCATCAGCGAACCAGACCACCGCGTTGCTCACCTTGAACGCTTCGGCGGTTTCTTTGGTGATCCCACGACCGGCAAGGTATTGCAGGTGTGCATCACCCTTTTTCACGCCCTGCTTCTTGGGCTTGGAGAAGCTTTTTTTCTTGGCCTGAAAGTGCTGGTCATTGTCCTTCAGGCCCAGCATTTCCTTGGCCTCGCGCATAGCTTCATGCAGCGAGCAGTTGCGCACCAGCACCCAGAGATCCAGCAGGTCGCCGCTGTCGCCGGAGGCGAAATCAGACCAAACGTTTTTGCCCGCCAGATTGACCTTGAGGCTCTTGCCGGCCTCGCCGTTGATACTCCCGCAACACCACTCATGAGCCTCGCGGTGCCCGTTTGGCAGCAGATATTTCACAACACGCTCAGCGTTGCCCCAAAGCTTTTCCGATAGTTCAGCCGCATTCATCACACGCTCCCAAGCTTGAATCGAATAAAACACCAGTCCACAAACGCCATCGGCAACAGGCCATGGCAAAAACCCGCAATCAGGAATTTCTTGAGCTGAATCTTCACGATTAGCGACCTCCCGCCCTCAGCGCGTCGTAATCGACGAATACCTGGTTGGCGCCCTGCTGAACCAACGGTCTCGCCCCGGCGGCGCCAGGCTGGGCAGCAACCTGTGGTTTCTCGTCGTTCCAGCGCTCGCCGTTCAGGTACGAGGTCGGCAGCAGCTTGTCGAAACCGAAGGTTTTTGCCTGCACCCGCAGCCGGATGTCGTCGGCCAGCATCTGGGCGAACTCGGCGGCGCTGCCCCGGGTGGTTTTCTTCCAGGCCGTGAATTTGGTTCGGAAGGCGTTCTTGGCCTTGACCTTGGCGTCCTTGCGTAGCCCTGCGCCCCAGAAGATTTCCTCGAAGGCGGTTTCGACTGGGTCGGCCTTGCCTGCGCCACCAGCCAGCTCACCAGACTCCGAATCAGGATTTTCGGGTGCAGGCGGTTCTAGACCGTGAGAGGCGTTTTCGTCGGCAGTCCGATTCGAATCGGACATAGTGGTTTGATCCTGTTCTTTCTCTTGCTCTTGTTCTTGTTCTTGCTCTTGGCTTCCAAGCGCCTTAGAAGCCCCTTCAATGCACCTTGACTGCCCCTCCGATTCCGAGCGCTTTAAGGACATATGGAAATCTTCACGATACTTTTCATAGAACATTGGTAAAAAAGGATTTTCAGGCTGTGCGTTATATTCATTCTGTACGCCAGCGCAGCGTTTATCCTTCGGAGATAATTGGACTCCAATTTGGTGAGCTGCCATCTCAGGCACCCAAACCATTTCAGACTTATCGTCGTAGTAGCAAAATCCAGATTCAACAGCCCTTTGAAGCCCCTTAGAAGCCCCTTCAATGCCCAATCCAGTTTCGTGGGCGATGTACATTAACGGCATGTAATATAGGCCAATCATGTTTGCATGCGGGCTGGTCAAAAGGTAAACAGATACCAACTGCGCCTCATAACCTGCGCGGCGAAGTTCTTTGCCTGTCTTTCCAATCCAGAATTGTGGCGAAACCTTTCCGTAATCACGCATCGGTATCGAGCCTCTCGAAATACTGTTGAAACTTCCAAACTGGCTGCATGCATTCGTGCTCGTAGTTCGGTCTTGTGAAAAATACTTGCTGCTTAGCCCGGTCATAACCGGTGACGTGCACCACCACTCCGCGCGGATCGCGATACTGCCTATCCAGAGCGGTGACCTCGTCGGTCATTGGTGTTGCCGCCGAGCTATCAGTACATACACACCGGTCACCAGGTCATAACCAATGCCGCCAGGTAGGAGCTTTTGGAAATAACGCGGGTCTGGTGTGACCGTCGGTCGTTGGTTGGTCATCGCTGCTCCTCTGCCTGGCAGTAAACTGCCGGTATGATGGTTTTGAGAGGGGCAAGCATTGGCAATATCCGGCGCCGGGCGAGGGAATAATTTTGGCTTATCAGGTCGAAGTTCATAAGCTGGGATTCCTGTAATGGACTCAACATCCCTTACAAAATCAACGCCTATGCGTCCATGCTTCTTCCAACCAGATACAGATGGCTGTGCAATGCCGATCTTACGAGCAAGAGCATTCACCCCGCCGGCAGCTTCAATAGCTCGATCCGTCACCTCTTTGTAATTCATAATTCGATATTCCATTGGTTGAGATAGCGAAATGATAGCCATAGCTATTGATATTGGCAATAGGCGGCTGTATAAAGTTTCGGTTGAAAGGTGATAGCGGAGGCTATATATTATGGATATGAAAAACTTACCGACATTTGCCGAACGGCTAATTTATGCAATGAATGCCGCTGGGATGACCCAGGGGGCACTTGCGCGCGCGGCAGGAATGGCTCAGCCGACGGTTTGGCGTTTAGTATCGGGTAATGCCAGCGGCACAAAGAAAGTTGTCGAAATCGCTCGGGCGCTGGGTGTCGAGCCTGAGTGGTTAGCCACCGGGCGCGGCCCAATGACCTTAAGTGAAAATCCTCATCGTCCAGCAGATTCAAACATCCCACCAGAAAATGAATGGGGAACTGTAGACGCCTGGGATAGCAGCACGCCGTTACCCGATGATGAGGTGGAAGTGCCATTTCTAAAAGATATAGAACTGGCCTGCGGTGATGGGAGTTATGGAGACGAAGACTATAACGGCTTTATGTTGCGATTCTCGAAGGCTACACTACGGCGAGTGGGCGCACAAAAAGGGAGTGTTCTATGTTTCCCTGCTCATGGGAACAGCATGGAACCAATCATTCCCGAAGGAACTACCGTGGCAATCAACCTGCTCGATAAGAAAATTGTTGACGGAAAAGTGTATGCCATCAATCAGGATGGATGGAAGCGCCTCAAGGTTCTAGCTCGCTCAGGGCCGAACAAATTAATTATCCGCAGCTTTAATAGCGCAGAATATGATGACGAGGAAGCTGATATCGATCAGGTTGAAATCATTGGGCGCATGTTCTGGACATCTACAATCTGGTAACCCCCCTCCAATCCCCCAACCCGGCCTTGAGCCGGGTTTTTTGTGCCCATCAGCCACCACCGGCGCCCACCAATAGCTTTTTTAATTATTTTTTAATATAAATATCAATGAATTAAAACAAGCACAATAAAATAATTAATTTTTCTATTGCGTAAATTTGATAGCAAAGGCTATCATTGGCTCATGATAAAGAAACGGAGCCATTGAGATGAATACCAGTAAAGATGAAGCAACACCTTCAGTAGTCCAAAAACAATTTTGCATCCATGAAAAACTTAAAGCGGAGAATTCGCACTGGTCTTACGCATTCCCCGTTAGCACTGTTCACGGCAATGGAAAACACCAACTTCACACCAGCTTGCTTGATGATGTTGAATTCGCCGTATACGAAAAAACTGGTACCTACTTCGTTTTGGTTGACTTTGCAAAAGATTATTCTTCGTTGAATGACGATGCAAAAAAAATCATTGACGCCAACCCTAAAGCGAAAGCCTCAATTCTTGCCTGGGAAAAAGAAAAATTCAGATGGAGTGATTAATAAATCGACTCTGGCGGCGACGCCAATCAATCGCCAGAGCCTAACCCCAACAAACCTATAAATTTAAAGAGGCTGATATGAACCATACCATGCCAAAAGAGAAAAAATCAACCAAGGCCGTATTGGTAGATCGTAGCAAGTTGCAAAGAGCACAACAGAGAATACAGCAAGACCAAACATCATGGGTTTGGAAGCAATGCATGCATATGGCAAAACAAGCCTATGGTTTGAAAAGTGAGGAGCCTTTACCTGAGATTGGTGAGCGAAACGGCAACTACATTTGCACATACGTAAATAAAGAAACCGGTGAATATGTTTTCATCAATGAGCGCAGCCTATTTAATAACGTTGTTAGTGAATGCCAGCAATATAATAAAATGGGGTTCCTGCATGTTACCAGCTAACCTAAAGCCCCAAGAGCAAGCGCGCGCCGCAAAGGGATCGCTTCTGCATGACAAAGAGGGAATCCTTTACAAGGAGCCGGATGATTTTCAGGCCACTGAATTCCCTAACGGCGAGCCCGAAACGGCTATCCAGTGCCTGGCTCAGACCACCAGCCATGTTAATCGTTACGTAATGCAACTGCATGAGCTGTACTTAAAGCTTCTCGCGGCGGGCGTTCGTGAAGCCGATATTCAGGTTGCTGGCCGGTTTAACTCATTACTGAACGAGTTGAATTTACTTACCGGCATTAACAAAGACCGCGCAGAATCTCTGATGAAAAAAGAATTATCTCAGGGGGGGGGCTAAATAATGAGTACTCTCACGCGCCAAGCAACAAAGGCATTGCTGAATGAAGTCATCATTAACGTTACGCCAGACTTTAGCGGCCGCCTGACGGTTTATATTGAGAATGGCGAATTGAAGGCGTATCGCCCTCACTCACCAGAAGAATTTACGGCAACACTCGGCACGTTTATTGAGTTAGCCGAAAGAGCTGGCTGGACAGTAAAGCCACCGGAGGAAGAATAATGCGTAAAGATTTTGGAAGTATCGGCATCGATGACGCGTTTCAGTTAAAACAACAGCCAGTGTATGTTGTGACACGTCACGGACGCAGCAAAAAAAGTTTTAGCCGTGAAACAGCCATTCGTCGCTTGGCTCACTTTATGGTTCAAAAAACATTTGACCGCGCTGGAGTACCAACTCATGAAGGCGGTTATCAGAAAGAGGAAGGCGGCGTAATCCACTTTCATCGCGGCGAAATAACACTGGGTTATTGGCAAGCGCATCATCGCTGTGAAAGGCGCATTCGTAAATTACTGGCTCGCAAGCGTGAGAAGGAAAAGTGGCAACGCGAGTACGACGAATGGGTTAGCAAGCACGATGATTTAATGAAACGCCGCCCGTATTAATTAAACAATCGCCAACAAGCTTTTAATTATGGCCTTCAGGCTGACGGTTCCGCTCGGCCTGAATTTAGACAGCAGGTAATTAACGATGACTCAGTGGATTAACAACATTGCTTTAAATCGTCGGCGCATCGCCCTCGCCTATATCGATTTTTGCCAGCGCCATTTCGGCGGCAAATGGTCAGACGTGGTCATTTCGAAAAAGAAAGTGGTACGCGTTGACCTTACCCAGGAATGCATCGAGGCACTGATGCAGGAGTTCATCGAGAACATGGTTCGCGCTGAATTCGGTATCGCCGGCGGGCAGGAGCAGATCGCCAAATCCTACGACGCAATGCTGAGCAAAGACCGTAGCCGCCTCACTCCGCTCGGCAAGTCAGCGATGGAAGAAATGATGATCGACGCCGTCGCCTACAAGCTCCACAACCCAAGCAGCCAGCTGCTGCAGGTGGTGGCGTGATGGCAACCATGCAACTGATCGATGCTCAGTGCCGCGTAGAGCAGGCGCAGCAGATCCTCAATCTGTGGCTGGAGTCCTGCAACGACCGCACCGACCAGGTAGAGCGCACGATGGTCTGCGCGATGATCACCCTGCTGGATGGTGTGCCTGAGTCGATCCGCGCCTTCAGCAACAGCACACCAGCGGCTCAGCTGCCGGAGGCCAAGTGATAAAGATTCAGTACAGCGAAGCGGCCCAGCGGGCCATCCAGCACGAAAAGGCCGAAGAGTTCATCCGGGCGGCCACTTTCTGGCGCATCGCTGAGTCATTCGCGGTGAAGCCGGTTAACCAGGATTGGGCAGCCACCCGCGCCGAGCTGTGCGAAAAGCGCCACAGCCTTACGGAGCGGCGAGCGCTGCTGCAAGAAAGCGCCAGTGAGCGAGCAAAGGAGGCAGCGAAAACCAAGGCCAAGAAGAAGATGGCCGAGGCGCTCGAGGCCCACATTAAGACCACCAGCGGAGAGGTATAGCAATGGCGAAGAAAGGCGGCAGTAAAACGTGCCAAGGCATGTGTGGCATGACGCTGGCCCAGGGGTACCGGCTGACCCGTCAACAAGCTTGGGAGTACGGCAACGTGCAGAAGTCAGTGGCGGACTACAGAACGGCCGACGGCAATATCCAGATGCCGCTGAACCGGAGTATGCGCCGGCACGCAAAACACATGGGGTTCAACTTAAAGAAGGCGACGAAATAATGGGAAAGCAAATGACAGTAGTAGGTGGCAAACCAATGATGAGCAGCCGCTTAATTGCCCGTCTTACCACAAAGGAGCACAAGGATGTCTGCCGAGATATTCGAGTGATGCTTGTGCAGCTTTATGGTGGTGATGAGCGTGATTATATCCGTAGCGCAAATTTGCTCTACGATACAAATCAATGTGTTAGCTGCATTCAGTACGATACCTCAAATCCTAACGCCTGGGAGTATCTGCTCGACTATGAGCACTCTCAGTGCCTGGTCGCTGGTTACGATGCGGCTCGTCGCATGGCAATTATTAATGAGTGGCAGGATATGAAAGTAGAGCTGGCACAACCACGTATTGCCGCACCGGCCCCGGTACAGCAGGCGATCTCCACATCCGATCACATTCTGTCGGTCGCCCGCGTCGTAGCAGAGGCCACCGCCTCCGCGACGATGAAAGCCGTGATGGAGCTTTCCGGCACGCAGGTGTTCGCTGCGCAGGCTCTGCCACCAGCATCACCTGAACCAGCGGCGCAGGTATCAACAGTCGCCGCTGAACCAATGGCCTCGCAGCCTGCCCCGGAATTCTCACCAGTCATCGATCTGATGTGGGCCTTTGGCATCTCCGACGCAGCATGCCGGCGCTTGGCAAGTTATGCCAACCTGCCGACCAAGCTGACCAATGGCGAGCGCGGCCACCTGCTGATCCACTATTCCTCTTTCGCTGATGCGGCATTCACCCTGATCGACGAATCCACACCGCCGACGGGTAAGCGCAAACGCTGGCAGCACCCAGACTTCGGCGGTTTCACGCTGAAGGTCACCGAAGCCAACAAAGCCGCCGTGGAGGCCAAGCAATGATCGGTACTCAGAGCAAAGTGATGAACTACGACCCGAACTACACGCTGTGCGGCCGCATGGCCGATCAGACTGTCCGCCTGACCTTTGGGCAGTGGGAGTACCGCACCACAATGGATGTTGTTGTCGGTGGCAATACCAACGGACTCCGCGTTATCGAATGCGCCGTCGAGTTTGCATACGAGAAGCTGGAAACCATTCCGTTTTTTAATGACGAAACGGGTAAGAACGACGAAATGTCAGTGATCCACCTCGGCAACCTGCAGTGCGTGGACGACGACTTGCGCGGTGAGGATTGGCTGAAAGACATGCTGATTGGCGCTGAAATTGTCAACATCGAACCGGAGGCAAAGCAATGATCTTCCCAACCCGCTTACTCCGCGCTGCGCTGGTGTGCGTGGCTAAACATGACCCGCGTTACTACCTCGAAGGGGTGCACATCACCCCGAAATATATCGAGGCCACCAACGGCCATGTAGCCCTGCGTATGGAGCACGGCATCAAGACCCGTAAGGACATCATCGTGAAGTTCGACGGCGCGGTGCCGGCAAAAGCTGAGACGACGGAGCTGGTATTCAACAAAGAGCCGCTGGCCGTCCACCGTGACGCTCACGGCCTGCGTATCGGATTTACCGTTATCAGGCTGCTGGATGGCCGCTATCCAGACCTAGATCGCGTCATCCCAACCACGATTGACGAAAGCGTGATCCCACCGGTGCAGGGTGAATACATGTCCTATCCGGCCAAGATGTTCGGGCGCGACAGCAAGATGGTATCGGTGAAGCTGGCGCCATCCGGCGAGACGACTGCATGCCGACTGTTGTTCGATAACGCGGTTTGCACGCTGTTCGGCAACCCTCAGTTTGTCGTGATGCCGATCCGCTTCAAGAAAGAGGACTACCCGGGGCTGAGCCAATGAAGAAGGTATTTGAACTGATTATGTTCACGCTGTTTTTCTCCAGTCTTGCGGGTTTCGGGCTGGCGGCGGGACTCTTTTCATTCCTCGGCACTGCCGAACTGATCGGGAGGGTTATCTGGTGAAAATCGATTACCAAGACCACGGAGCAACCGCCAGCATCACGCTGACCAGCACGGTGTTTGAGTTACGCCGGCATAACCGCGTCGTTGACACGGCCCTGTTTCTGACCAGCATCAGCGCGCACCGTAGCGGGTTGTTCTTCATGAAAACCGTGCTATCTGGCCGTTCTGCAGCGGTACTGAAGGCCTACAAGGTTGTTCTGCGGGAGATGGCGCGATGAAGGAGTTTTTTAAGGTTCTCGCCTTTATCGGAGTGACTTCCGTGTTTGGGATTCTCTTTGCGCTGCTGGTTTTGGGCGCCGCTGCGGAATCCCGCGAGTGGGAGAAATTCAAGGCAGAGCACAACTGCCGCGTCACCGGGAAAATGGCTGGCGACGCGAATGTGGGTTATGGCGTATCCACCAGCGGTAACTCAGTCACCACCATCAACACCACGCCGGATAAAACCGGCTGGACATGTGACGACGGCGTCACCTACTGGAAATAAGGAGCGGCGATGAACATTCAAATTGACCAGATTCAACTCGTGGCGGCCATCGCCAAAGAGATCGACCGCCAGCACCCGGGCGCCGGCGTGGAAAGCCGCTGCTTCAACACGATCATCCTGGCGGCGAATAACATCTGCCAAGAGTTCGCTAAGCCAGTGGTGAAGGCATCGGAGGGCATGGGGCTTGCTGACTGGCTCGCCAGCGACGACACAGGGATGAGCAGCCTGTTCATGGCATCCAAGCTGACCGGCATGTTCGAAGCTGAATATGCCTATCCGCGTGACCCGGCAGACTTTGGCCGCTGCCTGCGCCTGGTCGAAGCTGTGCCGGAACTGGAAAGTAAAATTCGTGACATGTCACAGCATGGCAAGGAATGGGCGGTGGTCGCCGCTAATTGGCATGAATGGGCTGAGGTGTACCGTGCAGACGATGGGAAGCGACTGTATCGCTTGATGCGGCTTTGCTACGAAGGAGGTGTGTGATGTTCCTGCAACCGATGGAGTGGGCCCGAATGGAGTTTACCCCAGACCCAAAAACAGTTTGCAGCTTCTGTAAGGAGCAGCCGCTAGCCGAACAGCTGATCACCGGCCCCGGTGTCAATATCTGCTCAGCATGTATCAGCCTCTGCAACGAAATCACTGCAGAGCGGGAAGAGAAGGAACGCACAAAGGCGACGGCGCAGATCGTTGAGTTGCTGTCCGAACTACCCGCCTCATGGCAGAACCACGACGCGGCCGTCGCCCTGTACGATGCCGGCTATCGCAAAGTGAACACCGGGGGTTCCGATGAAAAAACCAATAATTGACTTTTCCGAGCTGGTTACCATCGAAGACCACCTCAAGGCGCTGGTGGACGCAGAGGACTCAATCAGCCATATCGAGCACCAGTTATCAGCATCTATCGATAATGACTCTGCCTGGCGCCACCGCGCGAACCATGCAATGACAGCCTGGAAAGCAAGCCGGCGACGCATCACTGCTCGTCTCGCTGTTCTGCGCCAGCAGGAGAAGGTAAGGAATCTGGAGCTCCACCAGCGCCACAATGATTTTCTGGTGAAAGAGCTCATGGTTGTAGTGCCACTGGAAACGTTCCAGGAATGCGACCATCGGGCAAAGAAGAAGGCGGAGGTGGCAAAGTGAACACAATGTTTTTGCTGATGGCGGAGTTTGAGACCTCGGATATTCCTCTGGAGAAAATCGCGGAGAAATACCTCGGTATCTCAATCGAGTTAGCCAACAAGCGTGCAAACGCCGGTAAGCTGCCGATCCCGAGTTTCCGGGCGGCAGATTCGAACAAAGCCCCGCGCCTGGTGCATGTGAAGGATTTAGCAGACTATCTTGATCAACGCAGGGCGGCAGCGAGGGAGGAATTTAAGCAGGTTAATTCGTAA